AAACAAAACACAAATCAGCTGGTCAATTTGCTTGGTTCGCCGAGCGTGACGCACGACTCCGTAGTGCAGTCAATAGTACTAACTATTCTGACAGTCAAAAAATCAAAGCCGAGCGTATGAAATTGGCGCTGGAGATGTGCGTGTTTGCTGAGAACATTTACATCGAATACCGCAAAAAGTTCATTAGTGTTAAAGTTAACAAGCCTGCTCACGTTGACAAAAAGACCCTCGGCTTGCTCGAAGGTGATTGGACAACAGAAGGTCACACAAAAGTATTAACTTCTCAGGGTTTCACCTATCGCTTATTTGCTCACTAAAAGGCTTGACAAATAATCATTTCGGGTATATAATAACATCTTTAAGTCACAAAGTACAGGAATCTACATGACAAGCACAGTTCGCATCACTTCAGGCACGTATCGCAACGCATCAGTTAACGGTCAAGTGTTTACACTTGTCAAAGGTTATCAGCTAGGTGCTAAAGGTGGTTTCGTAACAGTTCGTAATGAGGGTCAGTTCCCGGGTCGTAGTGCTGAATTGCGTATCAACGTAGACAATCACGAATGCTTGCAATTCGTGTCAGGTGACACACTGGTGATTGAAGAAAAAGTAACTGAGACTGAGACAGAAGCAATGGATCGTATTGCCTCACGTTTCGCAGTGCTTGATGAAATGTCTCGTGCCTGTATCGCAGGTGATATTCGTGCTATGATTGTGACAGGTCCTGCAGGTATCGGTAAGTCACACGGTGTTATCACACAGATGGAAAAAGCATCTATGTTTGACAAAATCTCAGGCAAGCGTCCTCGCTTTGAGATTGTCAAAGGTGCAATGTCAGGCATCGGCTTGTTCGCAAAACTCTACAAATTCTCTGACAAGAAAAACGTTCTCGTGTTTGACGACTGTGACATTTGGGATGACCAAGATGCAGTTAACGTGCTGAAAGGTGCCCTCGATTCAGGTAAGACTCGCCGTATCTCTTGGAACAAAGATAGTCGTTTGTTGCGTGACGAGGGTGTGCCAAACACTTTCAACTTTGAAGGTTCAATCATCTTCATTACTAACAAAACTTTCGATAGCAAAAAAGCAAGCAAGATGACACCTCACTTGGATGCTTTGCAAAGTCGTAGTCACTTCTTGGACCTGACTGTTGATACTGAGCGTGACAAAATGTTGCGTATCAAGCAGGTGCATCGTGACGCTGACGGTGGCTTGTTTGCTGACTATGACTTTACTCAGGAACAAACTGACGAGGTGATGAACTTTATCGAAGCTAATCATTCTAAATTGCGTGAAGTGTCATTGCGTATGTGTTTGAAGATTGCTGACCTCGTTAAGATTTCTGGCAACTGGCGTGAACTTGCTAAAGCAACTTGCATGAAAGGTGCATAATGGAATACGTTCTTGTTGCATTGATGTTAACATCTCCGGGTGTTTACACTTTTGAATCTGTAGCTGATTTTAAGACTATGGATGAATGTCAAAAATCTTTAGAACGTGCTAACAAAAATGGCACGACTAAGATTGTAAGTTTGCTGTGTGCGAAAAAGGATAAAGTATGAAAGAATCAGAATTGATTCGTAGCTTTCAAAGTTGGGAGCGACAACTAGGTAACTATGGATACAAGATAAGTGTCCTCACGAATGGTCTTTACATTCATAACAGTAAAGGCACTATCGTTGCTGATTGTCAGTCAGTAGACGGCTTGCGTGGATTCGCACAAGCAGTAGAATACTTTGACCCGAACGCAGGAATTGAAACAAAATGAATATCAAAATGTATCTAGCATTTTTCAAATGGTGCTTTATGCGAATCTTCGGTGGTTGTTTCAACCTAGCTGAAAATTTCAGATATGAATTGAAGAAAGGTGCTCCTGATTCTATCTTTGCTATCTGCGGGTTTCTTATTCTCTCATTGATTACCTTGCTAGTGACACTATTGTTATCTGCTTGGTTAATCGAAAGTAAAGAGACAGTCCAACTTATCGGAGCATCCGGTTTCTGGCTTGCAGTGTTTACCTTCTTTTACAACATTGTCAAGGCAGCGTTTGAATGTTTCTTGGTTGAGCGTGAACACATCTTTAACAAATTGCGTGATGAATGAGCATAAAAATACAATTCGTGCGTTGAAGGATGAGGAGCTTCTAGTGTCCAGTTGGTGGTGTCGAATCGGCATCCATAACTGGACTCGCTGGCAGGATGCTGAACTAGGTAGCCACACTCCGTGGCACAGTACGTTCAGTAAAAGAGCGCGGTATCGTCAACGGTACTGCTGTCATTGTAACCATGTGAACCGAACGGTTTTGTTGTTAGAGTAACAAAAGGGGACTTAGGTCCCCTTATTTTGCCTATAGTGTTGACTTCCATCTAGTAATACTTTATAATTGCTGAATGAAAATAACGCCTACGACAAAGGAACAGTTAGTCTATTACATGTTGCAAAATATTAGTTTAGGAACCTACGATAATAAGTTCCTCACTAACCTGCAAGAAAATCTAGTGTCACGTAAAAACCCAGTGACTAGTAATCAGGCTGACTTGCTAACCAAAATTACACTACGTTATTTCAAGCAGTTCAAAAAGCATGAGATTGACGTAAATGAAATGGCTATGCTCCCATGGTCAACTCAACCAATATTGAGTTCACCCCAATACACTAGTGCCTTTTGTGTAGTGGAAGATGATGTACTGAAGATTAGAAGTCCGTACAATACTGAGTTTATCAGTGAAATCAGAAAAATGCCAGTAACAGCAGATTGGGACAAAGACACAAAAACATGGTCTATGCCTTACTGCGAAGTTACTGCAAAACATGCAATAGAGTGTATAACAAAAAACTATGAAGTAATTAACTTCTGCCCAGTATTAACAGAGGTCATAGATACTTTCGCTAAATATGAGACTGCACAACACTGGGATCCAATTTACTTGAAAGTAAACGGCAACTATATGATTGCTTGTATTACTAAGCAGATACACGAAATTGTAAGTAATGTCACGCTAGATGCAAGTCCTGCAACACTAGCGTTACTCACTTCACTGGGTATTAATATTTCAAATGAAGTAGTACTAGACGCATGTGCTACACTGGACAATACGTTATCAGGACACAAACTCATCGATTTTGCTACATCAATGTCATCTACTATCATTGATGAGAATTGTATGGATGAGTTAGCATTGTACTTGAAAGAAATTAAATCAGATTTTGTTCTAATCGTTGACACATACAAAGAAAAGAACAGAGTACATACGAAAAAGTTGCATGACCTTTTGACCGGCATGAACGTAAACACACATCTTGTTACCAGACAAGATAAAGCAGAGCTAGACTTCTCATCTTACAATTTGCCAGTGATTGTTAATTCATCATTGTGGGGTGTAGGAAGTTTTTCTAAGATTGCAAAATGCAAGACTGTATTCTTAGGCAACAATAAACCGATTGAGATTAAATGAAAGAATGTAAACTAATTATTAGAGATGAAGTCAACGTAAAAATTGAAGGTCTGGAGCTGGGAGACCGCAAAGCGTTGATGAAGAAGTTTGAGTATGAGAAGCCTGGTGCAAGATATTTGCCGAGTGTCCGATTAGGTCGCTGGAACGGCAAGATTAGTTATTTCAGTCTAGGAGGTTCAACATACGTCAACTTGCTACCTGAGATTCTACCAATCTTAGACCAAGCAGGATATGACATTGAACTAGAAGACTTGCGTGAGTATTCTACTACGTTTAACTTCACCGAATTCAAAGAAGATAGCTTTGCTGAACATCTATGGCCTGCAAAGCATCCAATGGCAGGTCAGCCTGTTATGATTCGTGACTATCAACTTGATATTGTTAACAACTTCTTAAAGAACCCACAAGCATTACAAGAAGTAGCGACAGGCGCAGGTAAGACAATTATGACTGCGGCTCTGAGTTATTCAGTACAAGCATACGGTCGTAGTATTGTTATCGTCCCTAACAAAGACTTGGTTACACAGACCGAACGTGATTACATTAACGTAGGATTAGATGTTGGTGTGTACTTCGGTGACAGAAAAGACTTTGGTAAGACACATACGATTTGCACATGGCAAAGTCTTGGCAACATGTTGAAGAAAACAAAAGCAGACGAAGCAGAAGTTTCCATTCAAGACTTTATTGAGGGTGTAGTGTGCGTTATTGTTGACGAAGTTCACATGGCTAAAGCTGATGTGTTGAAAGAACTATTATCTACTGTAATGTCACACATCCCAATTCGCTGGGGATTGACTGGAACTATTCCCAAGTCTGATTTTGACTATAAAGCTATCATGGTTTCATTGGGTCCAGTCATCGGACGTTTGTCTGCAAAAGAATTGCAAGACAAAGGTGTGTTGGCACAGTGTCACGTGAACATCATTCAGTTACAAGATAAAGTTGAATTTAGTAACTATCAGTCTGAGTTGAAGTACCTACTTGAAGATGACAAACGGTTAACAACTATATGCCAACTGATTGAGAAGATTAAAGAGACCGGCAACACGTTGATTCTAGTTGATAGAGTTGGCGCTGGTAAACAAATTCAAACCAGACTTAGTGAAGCATTCACAAAAGCTAGGTTAGATTATGAGGTAAGTTTCGTATCGGGCGAGACAGGATTAGCAGAAAGGAAAGAACAGTATGATGAAGTGGCTACAGCTACTAACAAAGTTATTGTGGCGACTTATGGTGTGGCCGCTGTGGGGATTAATATTCCTAGGATTTTTAATCTGGTTCTTATGGAACCCGGAAAGAGCTTTGTCCGAGTTATCCAGTCTATTGGACGCGGTATTAGAAAAGCAGAAGACAAAGACCACGTGCAAATCTGGGACATAACCAGCAGTTGCAAGTTCGCAAAAAGACACTTGACACAACGCAAGACCTTTTATAAGGATGCAAATTATCCATTCTCGATTGAGAAACTTGACTATAAATGATATAATAACACTATGCGAATTTTAACATTAGACGATACCTATTACAACTTAGAAACACTACCCGAAGAAGTAGATGATTTGCGCTTTGCTATACTTGATAACTCAAACCCACAAAACGTAGACTATCATTATATCCCACTTATCTTCTTAGAGAGTTTCAATTCACCTGCACTTGTTTTGCGAGTAGGTGACAAGACTATTAAGATGCCAGTAGATTGGCAAATCTTAATCGGTGAACCTGAAATGGGTGACCTAGAAACATTGCCACTAACAAGTATCAATGACAGAGGATTCAAAGCATTTGAGTTTAACCCGCTCTCAGCATTTAGACCTAGCTTTCAAGATATCGAGATTGTTGATATCTATCACGATGTAACTTGGTATGCACCTCGATTAAAGAATGGGCAGTTCTTATGCGTACCCATTGATGATACTCCGAAACCTAGATGTATCTATTTTGTTAAAGACATTAGTAGAAATTGTGAAATCGTAGACTATCAACAGGCTTGGTAATGGCAACAAAGAAACCTGCAACACCTAAAGACGAAAAATTTGAGAAGCAAGACTTCGACTTGTTCGAGGCACTCTCAGCATTGGATCGTAAAGATTATACATACTTAGACAAATTAACTGACGAGCAACAACGAAAGTTTGTCCCTTACATGATGACGCATTGGATGAGTACTGTTAAAGACAACGGTGGAGTTCAAGGTTATTATGTGTTGAGTACAGAGTATGCCGCTAACAAACACTTATTCAACGAGCATGTACAGAAACATCCTAAACTACAATGGTTGATGCTGTGCGCGGCAAGTCCTGGCTTAGGTAAGAAGTTCCATCAATGGATTCCTCACTTGTCTAGCAAAGTAGCAACATTGAAAGAGTCTCCTAAACTCAAAGATGTTAAAGACTATTACGCAAAGATTTATCCCAAGGCTGCTCCTAGCGACTTAGATATGCTGGCAGAAGTGTTTGTAGACGAACACAAAAAGAAAGTGTATCTTGCAAAAAGATTCCCCGAATTAAAATTATCCGACATTGAAGTATTAGCACAGACAGTAACAGATGATGACATTAGAGCATACGAAAGAGACCTTGGCAACGACTAAGTACACCTGCGAGTTTTGTAATAAAACATTTGCACGTGAGCGTACATTAGTTAGCCATCTTTGTGAGAAGAAACAACGATGGCTTAACAAGGATCATCCTGGCAACAGAATCGGGTTTCAAACTTGGGTTCAGTTTTACTCTAAACACAGCATGAGTAGGACTAAGAACAAAACGTATGAAGAATTTATTAACAGCCCGTACTATATTGCGTTTGCCAAGTTCGGTAGTTATTGTGTAGACACTAAGGTGTTGAACATTTCATTCTACGTTGATTGGCTTCTTAAAGAACAATTCAAACTAGATTCATGGACGAGTGATACAGTGTACAACAAGTATTTGTGTCATTACTTGCGGCATGAGGATCCATTCGATGCTATCTATCGAGGTGTTGAAAACTGTTCCGAATTAGCAGAAGCAAATAGTATTCAACCTAATGACGTATTTCGGTACGTTAACGCAAATCGGGTATGTCAGTACATCATAAACGGTAAAATATCACCATGGATGTTGTTTCAAAGCGACAGTGGTATCCGTTTTCTAGAGACATTAAATCAGGATCAAGTTACAATAATACTTGATTACATTAGTCCAGAACAATGGAAGTTGAAGTTTAACCGAGAGCCAGATGTTACTAGAAAAATACGAGACACCCTCAAAGACGCAGGGTACTAAAGTCACGCTTGAGTGGCGGCATGGACGAGACAATACTGAATCATGGAATGAGATTTGCGCTTGGGTAATCGAGCAGTTTGGAATGCCTGGAACACTTTATACATGGCATCCAACAGAAGATTATATGCAGTTTTACTTTCATAGAGAACAGGATGCGATTCACTTTATGTTGAGGTGGGCATGAACAAACTACATGTATACCAAGATAACTTGTGCAAGGAGATAGTAATGACTGCACAAACACAACTATGTACGCTTGGTGTCTATTATGCCCCTTACATGCCAAAGATTATGAAACCTAAATATCAATTCAGTCGTGCTAACTGGTTCAAAGCAAATTTTGACCATAGAAAATACAATGAGGTACAAGAATGGTGTACTGACAACTTTGGTCCGCAGCCCAGATTTCCTGATGCATGGAGTCGCTGGGTACACACTTACGAAGACCAGATTTTCTTTAGAGATAGCAAAGATTACGAATGGTTTATGTTACGATGGAGCTAAAATGAATTTGAATCACTTAACAGATAATGAACTTATCGACCACATCATTCGCTATGATGAAGACCCTGTGCGAGTTCGCCTTGCTACAATCATGCAACGCACTAAAGGTGCAATCATTGACGACTTAGAGTATGCGGGTATGGATGATACATTCTGTAACTTTAAAAGCATTGTGAACGGGTGTGAGTACCATCCCGGACAGTATATCAGTCATCTTGAAGGTGAAATTGAGCACTTGTGGTTTATGTCAGAGCAAGACCAGAAAGAAATCAAGAACCTACAAGCAAGAACTATAATGGACGTCTTTGCTGAGTTAAAGCAAGAAATCAAGACGGCTGAGTATTCAAAAGAACTAGCAATCAAAGACCGTGCTGCTGCTGAGAAGCGGGAACAAGACATGAAGCACAAACTTGACATGTGGGCAATCTTGCAACGATGATTACTAGCATCTGGTACAACATCGAAGATAATACGCCCACTGTAGAGGGTTATTACCTTGCGTACAAGAAACCGTCTTTAGGTGATGATAGTGAAGGATACGGTGTATATTATTGGTGTCAGCGAGAAAGATGCTGGAGAGAATCTGCGGCGCTCCATTCATATGGTCTTAGAGTTACTCTTTGGTCAGAACTACCGGCACATGACCCATATAATTCCACTGACCATTCACCTAGTGTTGCAGAAGTTGATGCTTGGCGTAATGTAGAGGATGCTATTAGTAAGTTCAACATGATAAAAGAATTGAGTAGATAATGGAATACTTTTATGGTGGCGGCGGCAACAATCGTCCTGTATTTAATCACAGATTCAAAGTTAAACAGTGTACTACTGAAATGCACAAGTGGGCAACAGCGTATCCTGAGAAAGGTCCCTTCAGTCGTTGGCACGTTGAGTGGGCTAGTGTCTATGGTACAATGGATAGACCAAGAGACTTTGACATTGTTCAGTTTGAACACAGCGAGGCAGCTAAAATCTTTAGAATCGCATTTGCCGGCGAGTACGAGGAAGTAGCATGGCTGTAGCTTCAAAGTACGATTATTGGTCGTTGCTGCGAATTCTCTATAAAGAGTATGAGAAACAATATACTGGATACTATGAACCAACGTGGACGGGTAAGAGTGATAGCTTTGACAAGTATGTTGAAACCCAGTATGGAATGCAAGTTAGCTTTGTTGATGGGATGATTACACAAGATTTTTCAATTGTAGATGAAGGTAAGTATGCGTGGTGCATACTCAAACATAAATGAAATTACGACTTAAAGCCCGAATCAGAAAGTATCTTGCTGACCGCAAGCTGAAAAATAGTGGCTATCGTTCTTGGCGTGTGTATCGTCATAACCGTGACCCTGATGTTGTGCGTTATGCTGACAAAGTAAGTGACTTCTACAAAAACTACAAATATGTGTATATGTGTGAAGGTGGCACAGCACATTATGCTTACAGCGTAGTACATGATTATGGTCCAGGTGGATTAGTATTCGGATATGAAGAAATGCGTGATTGGTGTGAAAGTAAATGTAGATTCAAGTATCGGGTAGACATTCATAGAGGGTTGAAACAAACTGGTCTAGGTATTAACGGTGAAGAATATCCTGATTATTACTTTAACGATATTGGTGGAAGTGACCTAGTGTTCTTTGCTTTTATGGATGAGCAAGACTATATCATGTTTAGGTTGAGGTGGTGATGAAAGAACCTTTTATTATTAGAGAAAAGTTTCTAGTAGAAGTTGGTAGACCATGGAAAGAGCCTTGGGCTGAGTATTTTCAAAACTTTTATCTTCATTGTCAAGAAATAGCAATAAAGAATAACTGGGTGGTTGATACAGTAGCAAACACTGAACTAAAGCCACTAGGTGGCAAACTAATCAAAACTAAAACACAAGGTTGGTATCTACGTTGGGATGATGAAAAGTCTCATACATTTTTTGTATTGAAGTGGTCATGAAACAATACGGCATAGCAATTGAGAATTGGCCAGCATCTCGTAAAGTAGATGTTAAATGGTGGTTGCTTGAAAACTTTGGACCTGAAGACTCTCCTACACAAAAGGGGCGTTGGGGCTGTGCGTATGACTATGGGTTAGACAATATCTACATGAATGAAGATGTTTTTATAATGTATCAATTGAGGTGGGGTTGATGGAAGTCTTTTACGTCACTTGGCAAACTGAAACCCCACATCGTTGGTGTGTAACATGCCCAAGTTTGCCGGCTGAAGACCAGTATGAACGAAGAAACTGGTGCTACTCACAAGAAATGAATTTTGTGAATGTAGGCGTAAGATTCTGGTTCGTAGAAGAAAAAGATGTTATAATGTTCAGATTAAGGTGGGAATAATGGAATATCAAAGATACCCTCAATACACTAGTAACTGGACTAATGTTATTGTAGATCCAGCTTGGCGCGAACCAATCAAAGGTGAACATATTGCTTGGCTAAAAGCACACGAAGGTGGGTACTATCATCTTCATCGTAATGCCACTGCTGTTAAGTTTGAGCGCAAAGAAGATGCTGAATGGTTTATATTGAGGTGGCTGTGATGGATTTAGAACTTGTAAAAACTATTGTAGCTAGGCAAGGACAGAACGAGTTTCTGAAAAATCCCATCGTACTGCCACCTGAAGCAAAAGTTGTCACCGGTCAAATCAAAGAAGATGCTTACTTGCATTTTCTAGAAACTACATGCGGTGTAGAGGTACTGTTGTCAGAATACCATCACGAGATAGTTGGGTACAATGTCATTGATGAAAAGAAGTTTTCTTGGTTTGTATTGAGGTGGAGTTAATGTTAGAAAAGATAAACAGAATGTTAAGTGTGTTCGGTGGAAAGGTCCAAGAACAAGCTACTGAAAAGTTTACTAAGCCCGGTGACCCATTTAGCCCATTTAAGATAGAAAACGGGCAAGTTGGGTTCAAGCCTTACCTAATAGTTGAGAATCAAAACGAAACTGTGTTATACTCTAATCATAAGTGTGTAGCAATTGATGTTAGCCCAAATGTTGAAGAATGGATACTTAATCAACCCCCGCACTTGTGGAAGTACGCAGATGATACCTATGATTGTCATTATGCTATGACAAGATTTTTAGTAAATGAAGAATTATTAACTTGGATGACACTAAGATGGGCGTGAAACAATTTACGGCTAACTATTCGATGAAAGCTGGTGATAACGACTTAGATACAATTGCAATAGCATACGCAAAGATTATCCAAGAAGAAATTGACAATGAGATTATGATTGACATGCTGAAAATGAACGGTTGGATAGTTGTAAACCTTGAACGATTCAAAGACATGAAGCATCCGATTGATGTCCAAGACTGGTGTACTGATAACATAGGTGATGGTAACTGGAAAAACTTAGGGCCTACGTTCTTGTTCCGTGAGAGCAAACATGCTGAGTGGTTTAGTCTACGATGGACATGACGTTTGGTGAAGGTCGTGTTTATGGCTCACGATATTATACTGTTGAACCTACAATCAGCTGGGATCTAACCGGTGATTGGGGGAATATAAATTCATGGTCACAGATGGAAGAATGGTGTATTAGTACATATGGTTCAACCGGAGAGATATGGGGAGACGAACAGCCCGTACTACAACGTTGGTATATGAATAATGCAAAGTTTTGGTTCAGAGAGAAAAAAGATTTAGAATGGTTTGTATTGAAATGGAGTTAAAATGATTAATGTAGAAGTTACACCCGAATTGATTACCAACATAACACGTGCAGTACGTGCATGGAAAAGAGACACGGTTCCTTTAGAAGACGAAGAACAACACTTTGATACTTTTTGCAAAGAAGAACATGGCTTAGATGTTGAGTTCGGACAGAACGGTCACATCGTTGTAGTACTGGGTGCTACCATTGTTGACGAAGAAAAATACATCAACTTCTTACTAAAGTTCGGGAATATGCACGATGACTAATGATATGAAAAACGCAGTGAAGCAACGCAAGATACAAGAGTTAGGTAGTTTCAACTACTGGACTGAGAATTACTATGGTAGTAAAAGGAATATCACTACTATAAGTTGGAAGGGCAAGGGTGAGGTTGATGGCAATGAAATTCGTCAATGGTGTATTGATAGATTTGGTAAGAGTGGTTACCGAGAAGATATCGAAGATAGCTACTGGGTTGACAATACAGAGTTTGGAGAAATCATGTTATGTAAGGATGAGTTCCTTACAGCGTTTCTATTGAGGTGGACTTGAAAATTGATTGGACTAGAAGTCTAGGGTGGAATTTAGATAGAGCAGAAATGGAACGTACTGACATTATCACTGATGGAGCAGATTGCTATCCATGGAAAGAAACGTTTGTCATATGGCCTCGTAGAAGCATCACGGGTGCTCCCTTGTTTTGGACAAAAGCATATAAGCGTAAGGTTTGGGTAATATGGGGCTCGGGTTTTCACATGGAACCTGAAGTACAGTATGCTACGGCATTTGATATATTGTCTCTATGATAACGATAACACTTAAACACGGACTAACCCCAGCTAGTGAGCAATGGCTTGCGAAGAACATCGGACCACGTATGCACTACATTCATAATTCAATAGGTGGAGAAGGTTGGATAGCAAAACAACACAACGAGCAAGTAATAATGCATGACGAAGGTGGGAGTTACACCAGACACCAAAGAGTTTGGAAACTAACACTAGAAGATGAACGTTTTGCTAGTTGGTTTTTAATAAAGTTTCCACAATGAAAGAAATTAAAGCTGAGGGCTGGCGCTCACATCAAGCACTAGAAGTAGTCAGTGCCCTAAAAGAACAAGGTTATGTTATGGGCGTAGACTTTGATTGGGAATATCATAAACCCAAACGTGATGACACTACGTATCAGTTAGTGTATAATAGACATACCGTGTTTAGATTCTATAAAGATGAACTAGCAACATGGTTTAGTTTAAGGTATCTATAATGGCAATATCAAGTATCGGAAGAAGTACAGGGACATTCGCTCCTTACACATCTATTGCTACTCAGTCGGATCGCACTGAAGTTCGCCGTTACGATGGAAGCGGTCGCATGGTTCATGTAATTGACCTAGCATACCAAAAAATTAACGAATTAGAATACATCAAATGGTGTCGTAGAAACTTAGGCGACAGACATGATGGTTGGGACTTCTGGTTAGTCGGTGGACTCTTGTACATCGAAGTTTGGGGCGAGAAGCAAAAGTTTACCTATGAGATGTGGAAAAATTAATGAACGAACTAGTAGCAGTAAACGGCATAATTCAATCAGTGAACCAGTACATGAAGATAAGTGACAGGATCATCTTTCACCAAGCACCAGAGGCTGGTGCAATCATTTCTATCATGTCCGAAGAAGAAAGATTTGAATATAGGGCTGATGGGTCTACTTATGCGTTTCCTTGGCCAGCAAGTGAACGGGTAATGTATAAACAGTTCATGGAAGAAGTGTACAAAAACAGAGATAACCCAACAGTTAAAGACCAACTAGAGAAATTGAAAGTGGTGATGGAGTTAGTAAGATGAATGTAGCGAAAGAAAACATGTGGCGTAATTTACAGGGACTAAAACCTGTACAGTCATGGAAATGCAAATTGAATTGGCATAAGTGGACTAATTACGAAGTCGTAGAACCTAGGAATGAGTTCAGTAACCGCATGTATGCAGTATGTCATTGTGCAGATTGCGGAATGCCTAGAATTGAACAACCTTTTACAAAGAGTATAAAAAATGGCTAATGATATTATGATTGACATTGAGAGTTTAGACACAACACCTGATTGTGCTATTCTTACAATTGGTGCAGTGCGTTTTGATCCTAGAGGATCAGGTGTTGTTGAGAAACTAGAATTAAGACCTACACTAGAAGACCAGACAGAGATATATAACAGGAGAATCAGTGATGATACCGTTCGTTGGTGGTCCGAGCAGAACCCCGCAGCCATCGAAGAAGCGATGGGAGATTCTGGACGAGTCCCTTTTAAAGAGTGTATGGAGACGCTTTATAAGTTTTGTTGGAATCGCCGTGCTGTTTGGTCTAATGGTGCACCATTCGACTTGGTCGTTATGGAAAACGCCTGGAGACAAACAAGCGACAAGCCGAATCCTATCCCCTGGGCTTTCTGGTCAATGCGAGACACGAGAACATTGTGGGAAATCGCAGGTGTTAAACTTAAAGACGGCGGACACGTTACAAGTCACAAAGCCGTAGAAGATGCAGAACGACAAGCCATTGTTGTTCAACAAGCATACGTGAAATTAATGAAAGCTGGATTGGCAGACCCACGATGAGTAAGTTAGAAGAAATAAGGGCAAAAGTCGCTGCCGCTATTGAGGCAGAAAAATTAAAACCTAAGAAACCTAAACCAAAAAAATATACTGACTACCACTGCGTAAATTATAAACTCAGTAATGAATATGATGAATGGCATGAATGGATGTGGAACCCGACTCATCCAACTAGGGTATATTTTGAAGAAAACGGAAATGGAAGTCTCGTCTGGCCTACTAGCCGACACTTTACTCAAAATGGAAGACGAGAAGGTAATTATCAATATTTACAATTTAGATTTGACGAATTAGAAGATGCTGAAAAGTTTGCTAAAAAATTCGGCTTGAATGTATCCACAGTGAGATATAGTAACGGACCTGGGAGTTACTTTTGAAATTTCAATCAGATATTGACATTGACTTTGGTAACAGGGGTAATATCCTGCAACACATTAAGCATATACCTGCAGCCATGCGTAATGTAACACCTATTCGTAAACATGCAACAGGTGTTCATGTAGCAGATATACCATACGATGCTATCAATGACATGGCAAACATTGATTACACAGAAGCAGAAGAACGTGGATATTTTAAGTTAGACTTGTTGAATGTGCATCTCTACAACTTTGTACGTGATGAGCAGCATTTACAAGAGTTGATGCAAGAACCTGATTGGGAAATGCTCAAAGATAGAAAGACGGTTGAACGATTAATTCACTTGTCGAATCATTACAACAGCCTTCAGCGTATGCCTGAGCCGGTAGATACTATTCCTCGTCTTGCTATGTTTCTGGCGGTAATTCGCCCAGCGAAGAAACATCTGATTGGTCTCCCATGGGTCGATGTGGCGAAAAGTGTCTGGGAAAAAGAATCTGACGACTATCATTTTAAGAAGTCGCACAGTGTTGCCTATGCAAACCTTGTTGTTGTTCATATGAATTTGTTAAAACAAGGTATTATGACAGACGTTTGACGAGAGTGATTGATTTGCGTTTTGATTTGCGTTTTGCTAGTTCTAGCATACTACAAGTGGGACCGTGAATTACAGATAAACTTTTGTTGTTAAACGTTCTTAGATAGGGCTTGAACATAGCCCACTCATCTTTTAAGAACATATTGATTGGAACTAATCTATTAGATTCCCACCACCATATGTCTCCTAGTTCTAGGAACTTCTCACGCATAACTTGGTCAACAATAGAGCCATAGTCATATATAGTGGTAACAATGTCGTCCCTGTTCTGGACAATCCCCACATAGTCTTGCCCTGCGTAGGAGCAAACCGTTATGAACGGGTGATTTTCTGATAATCTCTTGAAGAATTCGTTTGGAATCATTATTTTTGTTGTCTTGGATTATTTATCATCGGGTTTTACCCAATATTTTATTTGTCATAAATAGAGTATAAGGAGCCTTTTAACGTGTACTCAACCCCAGTTTATATATTTACACCTAGACAAACCGTTGTGTTAAACGTTGGCAACTCACCTAGGAGATATAATACCGTGTACGCTAAAAACTTGACATTCCATAAGGGCGTTGATAACGTAATTCAATTCCAATTCTTAAACCAAGAACAGAAACCAGTTGACGTTACAGGTAAAGACATTACGGTTCGTATTATCAGTGACGACGGTACAAGAATCCTTATCAAAACTTCCTTATACCCTGTTCTTCCATTGACCGGTATCATGGAACTACGTATCATTGCTTCTGAGTTGGAAAGTATATCAGCACAGAAAGCACGTTATTCTTTAGAAATACCCGTAGGGCAATTTAGTGTCCCAGTCTTTGTAGGCGGAGATGCCGGTGCTAAAGGTGTTATTGACATTTTAGACGGTGTCTTACCAAAACACACTCCTGCAATGGAGGTAGGCATCGCTTCCCATGCACAACCAAACAACAACACAGTAGTATATTACAGTGATGTAATTAGTACAGGTTACAGCCCAGTCTTGAGCATTCAAGCATACTACACTGGATTTAGTGGTGCTGTTAAGGTGCAAGGTTCTACAGTTCCGAACAGTGACTGGTATGACATTGGTAGCGTTTCGACATATCTTGAAACTACAGAATCCGATGTGTACACCATCAATGGCTACCACCCATATGTGCGTTTAGAGTTCACTAGTACATTGGGTAATGTCAACAAAATTTTAGCAAGATAATTACCAACTCTCTTGTATTACACTACATACTTTGTTATAATACACAAGTATGTTTGACATTAAATCAATTCTCCCCGGTAGAAAGAAAACAACAGTAAGCGGTTGGCTAAGTTTCAACGCTGTTTGTTGCGGACATCGTGGACACAAACCTGACCGTAAAGGTCGTGGTGGTTTAAAGTTCAACGGTGCTGATTGGACTTATCATTGTTTTAACTGTGGGTTCAAGTGTAGCTTTTCTTTGGGTAGAACTATCTCTCACCCTGCACGTGACCTATTACAATGGTGCGGAGTAGACTCGCTACAGATTCAACGCTGGAGCTTAGAGAGTTTACAATACAAAGATATTTTAGATTTCTCAAAACCCAAATATCAGTTTTCAATCAACTTCAATGAGAAAGAGTTACCTGAAGAAGCAGAGATACTGGATCCAACAAATCCATCACACAAAGTATTCTCAGATTATCTACACAAACGCAGTATAAGTACTGATGACTTCCCGTTTGTAGTCACTCCAACATTGCCCGATAGAATGGGCAACAGAATTATCATACCGTATACATACAAAGGACAAATTGTAGGCTATACAAGTAGATTTTTAGATAATAGAGCACCCAAATATATTAACGAACAACAGCCAGGTTATGTGTTCAACATTGACCTACAAAAACCTGATTGGAACGTTTGTATATTAACTGAAGGTATTTTTGATGCGTTGGCTATTGACGGTGTCGCGGTAATGCACGATGACATTAGCAACGAGCAAGTGCAACTTCTCAGTACGTTAAACAGACCTATCATTGTAGTTCCTGACAGAGATAAGACAGGACTAAAGATGTGCGATAGGGCATTAGAATTAGGTTACAAAGTTAGTTTACCTAACTGGGAACCAGATGTTAAAGATACAAACGATGCAGTAGTAAGATACGGGAAATTGCCGACCTTATTGTCTATACTTCAAAGTGCAACTAATAGTAAAATCAAAATAGAATTGCAGAGGAAGAAAATTGGTAAACAAATCGGATTATAAAATAGAATACACCACTGAGGTGCAGAAGTGGTTTTTGAGAATGATGTTGACCGACGGTCAACTATACACACGTGTAGCTAACATCATTAGCCCAGAGAACTTTGACAAGTCATTGCGTCCAGTTGTCGAGGCATTTAAGGAAAGTGCAGAACAATATAGTTCGATACCAGAGCCTGAACTAATTAGAGCATCAACTGGTATTGACTTACAACCATTAGAAGGCATTACTCAAGGTCACACTGATAAGTTCTTAGAAGAATTCGAAAAGTTCACAAAACGTCAAGAACTAGAACGTGCGATTTTGAAAGCAGCCGACCTGCTTGAGAAGGGTGATTACGGTCCTGTTGAAAAACTAATCAAAGACGCAGTTCAAATCAGTCTACAAAAAGACATGGGTACAGATTACTTTCATGATCCTAAAGGACGTATCAACAAATACTTTAACTCAGGCGGACAAGTATCAACAGGCTGGCCGCAACTAGACAGATTGTTATATGGTGGTTTCAGTCGTGGTGAATTGAATATCTTTGCAGGTGGCTCAGGTTCAGGTAAGTCTCTTGTTATGATGAACTTAGCGTTGAACTGGTTACAACAAGGTATGAGTGGTGTATATGTATCACTTGAATTGTCAGAAGAATTGACATGTTTGCGTAGTGATGCTATGTTAACAGCCATGAGTACTAAAGACATTCGCAAGGACATTGATTCGACTGAACTTAAAGTTAAGATGGTTAGTAAGAAAGCAGGTCAGTATCGTGTCAAAGCAATGCCTGCACAAAGTAACGTGAATGACATTCGTGCTTATCTTAAAGAAGTTCAAATTCAAACAGGTATCAAAGTTGACTTTGTAATGGTTGACTACTTGGACTTGGTTATGCCGGTGTCTGTTAAAGTTAACCCTAACGACCAGTTCATTAAAGACAAGTATGTTTCAGAAGAATTGCGTAACTTAGCCAAAGAACTAGGTGTACTGTTAGTTACAGCGTCACAGTTGAATCGTTCAGCCGTTGAAGAAGTTGAATTCGACCACAGTCACATTGCAGGTGGTATCTCTAAGATTAACACAGCGGACAACGTGTTTGGTATTTTTACTTCACGAGCTATGAAAGAGCGAGGGGTCTATCAGATTCAGTGTATGAAGTCTCGTAGTTCTACTGGTGTTGGTCAAAAGATTGACTTGACATACAATATTGAAACTATGCGTATCACTGACGATGATCCTGAGGGTTATGGTGAGCAACAAGCAAAATACAAACAACAACCGTCAGCAAATGCTATTCTAAGTCAACTAAAGCCACAGTCAACACTGACTGCAACTACTCCCATAATCGACCAATCTACCGGTGAAGTACTAGAACCAGTAGAAAAGAAAGTTGTAGCAGATGTTCAGGGTGCAAAACTGAAAGCAATGCTTAATAGTCTAAAGCGATAAATACTTAATAGGAATCTATCTCATGCACCGCAAAACACGCAGCCTTTTAGAAGAATTAGAAGCCCTCGGTCAAAATCGTGACACTAAACATGTCATCGAATCCAGAGCCAACAACATCATTACTAGTGCCATCAATTTACTAGAAATGATTGGCAAACACTATGACGAGGAGAAGGCAGCAGTACTAGAACGTAAACTATTACGTGCCATCAAAGCCAGAGATACAACTAGATTCTCTAATAGTATCAGGAAAAACGATGAGAATTAACGAAATATTAACAGAAGCCGGTGTTCCCGGTGCGCTGCGTAAGGGTCTATTCAAAGCAACAGGATTAGGTGGCTCACCTGCAGTTACGTCTTCTATTGCTAAAGATAATTTCATTAAAAAGTTTGCCTCAAACTTTGATTTAGTGTCACATGACCAAACAGGTGCGTTTGATGCTAAAGATTACTTAGAATCTGTTATTGACCAGAACAACTGGGGACCAACTACCCCTATTCAGCAACAAGCATTGGACAAAGCAATCAGTGCAAATGACTCAACAAAAATTGCAGCAGTGGTATATCAAATAGGTATGCAGAACCGAGGTGGTAGTTCAGTTGCGACTAAACGCATGGCACCTCAAGCAAGTCAAGCAAGTCAAGTTAAAAGCACTACGGGCAAACCTGATGACTTGTCAACGAATACGTCTGGTATTATGTCTAAGATTGAAATGATGGCTAATGCTGGCAATGTCGATGATTTACAAGCTATCTGCCGTGATGCATTGAACGTGTTGAACAAAGTATCTCCGACACACTATGCTAAATTCATCAAACAGTTGACTACAGGAAAGAATCCCAATTCACTAGCTCCTGCTGCTGTAGATAAGACTGGGGTAGTTCGTGGATCAACAGGTAAGGCAAACATAGGTGTACAAGACTTGTCTCCTGAAGTTCAACAGAGACTAGCACAACAACAGCAAAAGTAAAATAAGCCCGATATTATGTCGGGCTTTCCTACCTCTATAAATATCGTTATGAGTTATAGAATTAGATGTTACACGCTTTTCGACATTACGCACACTGCGTCAGTGAGCCGTAGACCATCAGTGAATTTTACCCCTGCTCAGTTGAAAGAGTGGGAGTTAAAGAGAAACGCACAGACAAATTTCGATACTGTATTGCAAGTGGTTTCTATCAGATGCCAACCAGAGAATTTTTCATCACCTAAAACCAAAACAGTTGATTTTAGTAAAGAACAATTGTTTGGATTTATGTTTGAGAATGAAGATTCTCACCAGTATTGGACGTTTGATTTTGACATTGAGAAAGACAACGTGTTTGATGACGGGAACAATAGGTTGGGCTTTTTAATTGATGATTGCAATGGAGTCCCTATGGTTAAGACAGGACGTGAATGGAATCAACTTCCGTATTTCCTAGACACAAGCCCAGAGCTAAGAAACATTTATTTTGAGGTACTATCAGATGGCTAAAAAAGACTTCATGTCCACTCTTAAACGAGTAGTAAAGGACAAGCAACTAGAAAACCTTGAAAAGTATCTAGTTATCGATGTGAATGGTGGGTATGAATTGTACGGTGAGTACTTTATAACCCCAGAGAACAGTAGATTCACCGTAACCAAGCGTAGGACTGCGACTGTTGAACAATTTAACACACTGAGACATGCAGTTGCTTGGGCGTCATTAGACAAACGAGGGTCTTATAATGATGCATCCCGCATTATTTTGCTTGACCTACTACTTGAGAGTGCGTCAGTTGACCTACAAATCCACCAGAATATGTACAGAAAAGCGTCTGACATTGAGAAGAAACTCATCTATTCAGCCAAAATTCAAGAAGACAAACTAAAGAAATCTCAGGTTACGGCTGAGTTAAATACATATATAGCAAACGCTAAAAACTGGCAGTATCGTCAGTTCAAAGAAGCCGCAAAATAATTTTAATAATGATAAATACATTATTAGTACTCTAGGAATAACCATGAAACTTAACGAATTTAACTTAAAGAAATCTCAAACTTCTGCTAAAGCATTAAAAGAGCATTTCAACACGGATCTCGATACATCTAAACTAAACTTACAATCAGCACAAAAAATGTTGGTTAAAGTTCGTAGCTTAGTTTCTGAGATGAAATCTACATCTGCTGCACACGCTAGTGAGCAGAACCCAGCTTACTTGAAAGCATTGTTCATGGAGCAAACATTAACTCATCACGTAAATGAGTTGAAGGCTCTTCCACAACGTATCGTTGTAGAAAATGAACAAGTTGAGAAGTCTCAAGTTATCTTGGCTGCTCAAGAGATGGTTGACTCAATGCAAAAAATGATTGAGCAAGTATCTGATATGCTAGTCAAAGAACTTCCAGCAGTTGTTGACGGTGTTAACTCAGAAGTTGGCACAAATGAAGGTCAACAATTCCAAGACCAAGTCACTCAAGCATTGACAAGTCTACAAGCAGCATTGACTGGTTCAAAGACTGGTCTAACAGGTGCTTTATCTGTCATTACAGGCTCTGGCGCAAGCGACATGGGCATGGATGCAGGTGCTGATATGGGCATGGGCGATGAAATGTCTGACGTATCAGTTGAAGAACCTGATATGATGGGCGGCGAAGAAGACTTAGGTGCAGAAATGCCCGAAGAAGAGCCAGAAGAACTATCAAGCGTAGGCCGCGCAACTCGTTAATATGAGATTGTTTGAATTTGCGGACGATGATCCGCTAAGAGTCAAGTTGGCAGGCGTTGCTACTCAGCTTAAAGCTAACAGTAACGAACCCATGCCACTTGACGAGTTTATGGAGATTTTACGTTCAAACGAAATCTCAATAGACGAAGGTGATATTTTCGATATCATCAAAAAAGAACCTCTTGTTAACATTGTGCAAGACATTGAAGATAAGCAAGTTGTGTTCAAAGGTCAACACGGTGAGTTCGAAGAACCCGGACCTGACGAAAATGAAAAGATTCGTCAATCAATGGCAAGCAAACAAGCAAGCAAATTAGCTTAACCGAAAAGATTGTACTATGAAGAAATTTATAGTACAATTGCCATATGTACATTCCCGATAAATTTAAATACGAAGCAATCAAGCGTGTAGACACACCCGAAGGTCGCAGATACGCTACTCCTGATGGAAACAAATTACCATCAGTCACTACGATTCTTTCAGCAACTACCCCGATAGAAAAGCAACAAGCATTGCAAAACTGGCGCAATGCAGTAGGTCCTAAGAAAGCTCAAGAGATTTCAACAGAAGCCGCTAGTCGTGGCACAAGAATGCACAAGTTCTTGGAAGACTATGTATTAACAGGAGCATTAAGTGCGTCAGGTTCTAACCCCTACTCAATCCAAAGTCACAAAATGGCTGACTCAATTATCAAGCAGGGCCTTGCAAATTGCAGTGAGTTCTGGGGAACTGAAGTCCCTCTATACTTCCCTGCGGTCTATGCTGGAACAACTGACTTGGTCGGCGTCCATGATGGTAGTGAATCTATTATGGACCATAAACAAACTAATAAGCCCAAGAAAAGAGAGTGGATTGATGATTACTTTATCCAACTTACGGCTTACGCAACAGCTCATAACGAGTTACACGGAACTAACATCCGCAAAGGCGTCATTTTTATGTGCGACCCGAACGCTGTGTACCAAGAGTTCATTATAGAGGGCGCAGAGTTTGATAAGTACCAGCAAGAGTGGTACAAACGATTAGAATTGTTCTACACTCAGTTCGTTTAATCAACGATAAATAGTATATCAAAAGAGATATACTATGGCAATCGTACAAATTTCAAAAATCATTCACAGAACTGGTTCAGTTTCAGAACTTCCACAATTAGACATTGGGGAGATTGGTTTTGCTTCTGATGAACAACGTCTGTTCATTGGAAATGACCCAGCTTGGGTACCACCAGATGGTAATCAACCAACTAATACTGAAATTTTAACTAACAGTGCTAACTGTAGGATTGACTTCTCTCAAGTTAACTTCAGTAGCGAGAGTTTAGCCAGTGTTTATGGACCGGCATTCATAGCAACCATAACTACTGGTCAAACTGTACCTTCATCACCTGACGGTATATCACTGATGGATCTAGTATATAATAATACTACGAAAAACATCAGTAACGGGTATAATGCATCTACTGGGGTGTTTACTGCACCAAAAGAAGGGTTTTACCAAGTTAGTGCATGTTTAGCAGTAGGATCATCAACGGGAACTATACCCAGTGACCTGAATAATTACTGGGGCGGAGCTATATTAGGACTGTCAAGAAATGACACTCCTATTGCTGCAGGTCCATTTGTTGAGGCAAAGATGCGAACATTCGGGTCTACTACTATTGCAGTAGCGGACGCTTCATCAGTTAGTACACTGGTTTACATGAATGAGAATGATACATTAAAGTGTACATTAGCATATGCAACCAATGCTACTTTTTTCACAACATACGCAAATATTGTTCAGAACTATTTCCAAGCTGTTTGGATTCGTCCTTAACAGATAAATACATTGTTCAAACAATTTATGCAGAATCCCTCTGCGTAGACCTAGAACGTCATTCAAAGGAAACAAAATGGGACGTCCATTAAACAAAAAATTATTCGGTAACCGTAACATCGGTACCACAGGTACAGGCGACAACAACATCGGCGGTCAAGGCTTAGCAGCATTTACATTGCCAGGTCAATTAGGTAGCCTAATCATCAACAGCACTTATGCTCAACCTCAACTAGTAATTCCAGCTCCAACACTACCAGGTGGTGTTCAAGCTACTGCTACAGTAGTTTGGGAAGTTGAAAGCATCACAGTTTCTAACGGTTTAGTTGGAAACGGTTACGGCACAACTACAGGTGGTGCAACAACACTAACAGGCTTAGCTGGTGTTACTGCTAACATTACAGCAGTTGGTTCAGGTCAAGGTGAAGTTCAAGTTATCGTTCCTGTTAACCGTGGTGAGTTCACTACAGTTCCAACAGTAGAAGGTACATATCAAATCGTCGGTGGTGACGGTGAGCAACAAGCCGCAGTTAAGTTCCGTGTTAAGTCTATCACTACAGTAGAAAAAGGTTCCGGCTATGCCGCAGCTCCTACATTGTCATGGACAACAGCTGGTACAGATACAGGCGGCACAGCAGTTGGTGCACCTACAGTTGCATTGACTACAGATACAGGTACTGTTGGCGGAACTACTAACCAAGAAAACGCTATCTTAGTTTCAGCACAAACTACTTCAGGTGGTTCAGATAAAGCCGGTGATATCGTATCACAAAAAGGCGCACGTAACTTCAAAGTAAAAACAGCAGACGGTACAGCAATTTGCAAGTTAACAGCATCAGCAAACTTGGCTGTTGGTCAAATGTCTATCATTGCTACTGACGCACGTGGTAACACATACTACGTAACTAAGCTAACTGCTAAGAAAGCTACATTAGTACGCAAGACACAGAACGGTGCTAACGCATGGGTTCACGTTGAAGGTGGCGTTGCTCAGTGGAGTTTCGCAGCGGCAGCAGGTTCAGTTGTACAAGTTGCAAACGCTTAATATTTTAAGCTCAACAAAAAAGCCGCTTTATGCGGCTTTTTTTATTAGTTGATTTAGTTTGTTCTGAACTACATCGAAGTTGATTGTGTTAAACAATCCTGGATGCAACGGTCTTGGATATGACTCATATGGCACCCAGCAATACCCGCAATGTTCGTCATTCAATGTAGGGATGAACTCATCAGAAACCATACTAAAGAAAGTATGATAAGTGAAAGTATTATTCACAAACTTTTGAATTGGGATTAATTTTGCTTGTTGTGGGAAGAAGCCAATTTCTTCCTCACACTCTCGGTGAACACCTTCGAGTATTGATTCGTTCTTTTCTATTTTACCACCGGGGAGTCCCCAGAAGCCCGGGTTCTTTTCGTCATTGCGTAAGAGAAACAAAAATCTGTTAGTGCTTTGTGCATAGAAGAATACCCCGGCAGAAGTATTCTCTATTTTAGTCATACACTAATTTATCAGAGTTTTAGATGACGATAGAATAATCACCCTCGCCATACCAACCCTCGTAACTCTTCATCCATGCACCGTCTACAAATCTATATTGTACACCCGATGTTAAGTTAGTTACAAATTCAACCGTAGTTGTAGTTTGACTGTCGAACACTACGTTCCATTGTGTTCCATCGTATTGAATAATATCATTAGCGTTAGCACTAATAGTACCCCAAGCAGAAGATTGCTCAGACATATTTTCAACAATCAAGTAACGTTGACCTGCATCCGCAGCAGGCAAGCCTGACTCAGGACCTTTTAGTGTCGGATTAATGACGCTCTCAACTGGGCTTAATGTGTTCTGTGGCAATGTGTCTGGGTCAACTGTATAGATTAACATTCTATCATCGTCTGGGTTGAATTGAATTGTACCTACAATCTCTGTATCCATGTATGGATTTTGTAACCAGATTTGACTGATGCCCGGCTTAACTGTACCATACACATTCAATACACTTTGCCAATAAATTGCAGTGTTAGGGCTGTCAGGTAAATTAGGGTCAGTGTTAGGAACTACTTGCGGCTGAGAATGTGGGACTAATTGTAAACTGTTACCGATGAACAACAGTCTATAACCATAAGGGGATACTTTTTGACGAGTACCTAACAATAAATCATCATCTTGCATGTCAGTCAACGCAGTACCCTTGAAGATACTTGCGATAACTTTATGAATGACGCCCAACTTCTTAACTTTAGCACTTGTACTAATCCAGATTGGCATGTAGAATTTCCAAGTCATAACGTCAATCGGGTTACCTGTACCCATCGGGATGCTTCTGCTACTAAATGTTAATCCGTCTTGGTAAACTACACTCAAACTTGTCCAGTCAATAAAGTTGTCAGTAGATTGTATTTCCATTGCAGGGTTAAACAATACGCCTAACTGCTCAATCAACTCTAATTTCTGTTGATAGTTAGTTGTCCAGAAGTCAACTGTTACTCTCAAAGTATACGGTACTGGCATGACACGTTCAACCGTGAATGCTTGACCTTGTGTTGTTTGTACTTGACCTGTTACTGGATCATATTGACGTTGACGTACATTAACTTTATCTAAGAAGTACGGGTCTTGTGTTCTTTTTTGGTCGTATTCTAATCCACTTACATAATATGTAATCAACGGTGCTGATGGCATGTTACTCGCTGAGTTACCTTCAATAATAGCGGCAGCTTGTCTACTTGAGTCACCGTACATGATTGGAACACGAACAATGATATCATTGCCTGCAGGATCCTTACCCTTAGTAACATTCCAGTCACTAAAGATACGTGCGAATTGCACCAAGAATCTGCGAATTTGATTGTCATAAAAATACTTTGCCATTGTTTACCTTAATCTATTATCAATCTTAACGCATCAGTTAATGATTGTTGTTCTGGAACTGTCGTGCCATCCGTCAACACCGTGATGTTGTCGTTATTAATGAATGAACCTAATTGAGTTTCACTGTTGTTAGTTACTGAGCCGTCTGCTCTGACGTTCTGACCAATACGAATCCATAATGAACCGTCGTAACGATATAATAAGTTCGGTAGATAATCTGTGCGTAAGAAGTATTCACCGATACTTGGGTTGATAGGGAATGTTGATCCAGTACCAGTTGGTAATCCGTTTGGAGCAGTACCATCACCAATCATGTAACCATCTTGATAACCAAAACTCTGCGGTGATACGTACTTGACGTATGTGAATCTAGGGTCAGCGTCAGCACGATAGTCCATGACGTTCTGTTGCACTGGCTCGCCTGTGAAGTTACTTGCAATCTTAATGAATGCTTCACCCGGAACTGATGCAGTCGCTGGCTTATCTAAAATCAATAAGTTGTTTACAAGGTCAACATCAATAACATGTGTATCTGGTAAGAATGCAGTGAACACACTACCCAATGATGTTACTAGTGTGTCCACAAGTAGTCCTGGATTCTCATACCACATATCAGGTACGTCAGGATCAAGTACTTGTGTTACTGGAATACTTGTATCACCGGGGCTGATTAAACCAGAAGTTTGAAAGTACAACGCTGGATATTGATCCGCTGATGAATAAGTGTTGTCAGCAGTACCATAAGGTCCAGTGACTGATGTTACTGCTAATACGATAGTACCATCTACTTGACCTGCACCAGTATCAATCTTCTGAGGTGCTAGTTTAGCAGTTTCTAAACTAATCTTCATAAACGATGTTAGTGCATCTAACTCATCAGGCGTAATTGACTGAATACGTTGTCTTGCTTGAGCGCCTATGTTCAACACCATAACTGGTTCTGAATACCCAGGACTATAAAATGTTTGAACTGTTGCTCTTGTTGGGATAGGTGCTTCGCTAGTTGATGCTAGACTTACCGGAGCATCAGGCTCTTTGTTGTTTGTAGGTACAAGATATAACTGTGAGCGGTCGTAACCTGTCTTTGGAACGATACGTGCTGCTTCTGCAATCATTGCGTCATTGATTTCAATGTTCTTATTATAACGACCAAGAATGTCACGTAATGAATCGGCTTCTGTTAATGTCCAATAGTTTGTATCAGTACATGGGATGTTTGCTGGAACTTCTGTTACACCATCTTTGACAGTGTATGTCTTGTCACCGTAAGTGACAGTGTATCCAGGAACATAAGTTGACGTTTTGTTCCAATCACCCAAGTAGTTGTCCTTCTGCAACGGAGCAGACAGAATGTTAGAGAATTCTTGTGAGTCAACTAACGGCTCGCACTTGATACGCCATAAGTGAGGGTACCAAGTTTGTGTAAATCCTTCACTGGCAAAGTTACCATCAGTGATTTGATAGTATCTACGTAGACCTACTGGGATAGTTTCATTTAATGGATGATAGTCAGTCAAGTGAGGCAACTCTAAAACGTCACCTACCATTAACTTACGACCAATCAACTCAATCATTGTGTTGTAGTGAATCGTAATGAAAATAATGTCGTTGTTTAAGAATAAACCAAACTGACTTAAATCGAAGTCTAAGTTCTGAATGTTATAGTGACCACGAATCTGATAAATGTCTTTGTCAAATTTTCTGTCACGGTTCTCTAAGAACAACAAGTCTTGAATGTTTGTAGGATCCATTTTGTCGTATTGAGGTTGCGACAAATCCTTGCTAGGACCTGAATCCGCAGTTCCTATGTACTTGTGAATGTATAAATCAGTACCACCCACAGTGAACATTTCCTTGATAGTTCTATCAAGAAACTTAAAGTCGTTAGTCTTATTTGGGCGATATAGGGAAAGTCTTGGCATGTTTTAATCCAGTTATTCTGTATTTAGTATAAAAGTTTTACCTTTAAATGCTTGACAAATAATGGGAACGGCTATATAATTAGAGTATTGTTAATAGGAGAACACATGGCAACTCGCAAGCCCAAGATTACAGGTGACCATTTCGTGAAAGCATTGAACCCACGTGATGCGACCGAGACAAAATATATGGGTGATGAACCTTACTTTCCAATGCAACCCGAAGAACGCTCACTTGCATTGACCCGAAGTTTCACTTGGTATAATCGTTTCTATGGTAAAAAAGATGCTAAAGACTTGTTGTGCCAATTTTTAGAATACAACAACCGCTCAGAGGAAGCGAAAAAACTTAAAAAAGTTGATGAAAAAGAAGTTTTAATGACATTGTGCTGGTTGGCACGTATGACATTGCGCGGGCTTGAATTGAATGAACACGAAGACAATGTCCTTGAAAATGAGATTTCACGTTTGCTTCGGTTGACTGCAAAACCCGAAGTCATTGAAAAAGAGGAAGAAAAGCCTGCATCAAATCGCCCTAACATTCAGGAACTATTGCGTGAGAAAGCACGTGAGGCTGCAGGTGAACTAGAAGGATTGTTTGACGAATTCATTACTACTGGTAAAGCTAGTCAAAAGCCAATGGACGTTGTAGCTAAACTCAACATTGTCCCACAGCAAATCCCTTACATCGTCGGGTTCTGGAAGCGTAAGCAAGAAGAATTTGAAGTTCTACAAGAAGGCAAAGATGCAGATATCAAAGAAGCCTATGCATTCTTGGGTAAGATTCAAGTTCGTAACGTTCTAAAATTCATTGAACAAGTTACTACTGACTTGAACGCATATATCTCAGTTAAGAAAGCCTCAAAAGCTCCTCGTAAGAAGAAGGCAGTGCCTGTTGAGAAGATTGTAGCTAAACTCAAGTACTTGAAAGAATTTAAAGATGCAGTCAACAAACTTGACCTCGTATCAATACACCCTACTAAACTCCATGGCGCAAGTGAGGCTTGGGTATATGACACTGCAAAGCGTAAACTCCACCACTATATCGCGGATGAGTATTCAAAAAGTTTCACAGTTAAGGGCAACACTATTCTCGGCTTTGATACTAATAAGTCCGAAATCAAAACACTACGCAAGCCTAGTGAGCAAATCAAAGAAGTTATGGGTAGTAAGCCAGCCGCGAGAAAGTTCTTTAACGACATTAAAGCTGTCGGTACTGTCCCTAACGGGCGTTTTAATGAGAACATGCTAATCTTGAAGGCATTCTAATGAACGAACGAGTTAATAACTTGATTGACCAGTCTGGGTTTGGATCGTATGCTGAAATCCCAGACACTTACATTGTTCACAAAAATGATTTAGTGGAGTTCGCCGAGTTGATTGTAGAAGCAGTCTTGGATCAAGTTAAAGAACGTGCTTACTACACAGGCGATAGAGACTGGAGTGACGATGTGGATCGCCCTTGGATTCAGTTAGAGTTTGGCTATGGTAAGTTACATGATGCAAAAACATTTCGGAGTTGAAAAATGAAAATCTTAGGTGTACGTTGGTTTAGTGGGCGAAGCACAATAGGTATCGTCCAATACATTGAAGACGCAGAAGTGTCACTATAT